CAAACACGACGTGCGGCCGGAGAACCTTGCGGCACTCTGCCAACGGTGCCACCTGATCGAGGACATGGCCGATCACATCCGCAACCGCGCCGATAACCGACGTCAGCGGCAGATCGAGGCCGGCCAGTCGGCGCTACCGGGGGTGCTGTGATGGCTCGCTACGCTGAGGGAACCACCGTCTCGATCGAATCGTCGCAGGCTGAGATCGCACGGCTCATCATCCGCTACGGCGCTCGGAAATATGCCAGCGGTTTCGATGAGGACGCTCGATTGGCCGTGATCCAGTTCGAGGCGCACGACCGGCGCGTGCAGTTTCGGCTGCACATGCCGGACCCGCGCGACGGCCAATTCCGCTTCACCGAGCGTGGGCGCGCGCGCACTGACGTTCAGGTACAGAGTGCCTACCAGGCGGAATGCCGCCGCCTCTGGCGCTCGCTCGTCATGGTCATCAAAGCCAAGCTCGAATCCGTGGAATCCGGGATCGAAACGTTCGAGCAGGCGTTCATGGCGAACGTGGTGCTGCCCGGTGGCATGACCGTTGGCGAGTACATGTCGCCACAGATCGCTGAGTCCTATCGCACCGGCCAGATGCCGCCGATGTTGCCGGGCGTGGATCCGTCGGTGCTGGCGCTGGGCAGGGGGCAGGCGTGAGCATTTGCATCTATCCGACCATCGCAATGGCGCGCGATGACAAGTCGGCAGTTCAGTGCATGCACTGTGGCTGCATCGCGGTGGTGCCATCCAAGCGCGTCTATTCCCGCACGCAGCCACTCGGTATCTGCCCGGTGTGTAGCGAGTACCGCTGGAAACTGCAAATCATTCCGGTCGGTGGAATCGGCGTGCGTGGTGACGAGGGCGAATCGTGAGCATCCCGCCAAAAGTTCTGCTTGCTGAGCTGCGCCGCTACGCCGTCGCCTGTGAGGCGGAGGCGGCTCGTGCTCGTGTCGTGGCTGACGACGCCTGGCGGCAGCTCCGACAAGCGCGGCAGGACGTGCGGGATGACATATTCGCGGCTGCTGACGCGATCTGGCAGGCACGGCTGGAAAACGCGCGCCGGATTCTCGATCGGACAGGAGATCGGCGATGACGATCTCGCAGCACGAGTACCAGCGCCAGATCGGCACGCGCATGAGCGAAGCGCAACTGATGAAGCTGGTAATCGACGCTGCGCAAAAACTGGGCTGGATCGTCGCCCACATCAACGACCGCATGTACTCGCTGGCGATCGCGGCCGGACGTCCGGATGTGATGGCCGGGGCGAAGGGCCTGCCGGATCTGATCATGGCGCGTTCTGGCCGGGTCATTTTCGCCGAGTTGAAGTCCGCGAAGGGGAGGGTCCGCGCTGACCAGCAGATGTGGCTCGACGAGCTGCAGGCGCGCGTTCCAGACGTGACTCACGAGGTCTACACCTGGCGACCGGCTGACTGGTTTGACGGGACGATTGAAGCAGTTCTGCGAGGTGATCTATGAACCTGCGAGACTTCGCAATAGCAAACGTGTGCGCATACGCACAGCGCATGTTTAGCAATCATGCGAACATTCGTCGTGCGGCCTGTAGTATTCAGCGGTGGTTCTTGCATGCCCTCCAGACGCGACATGCACTGGGAATTCGATGTGATTGCCGCCGACGGTCGGCGCTACAAACATCAGTGGTGTGGATCCACAGACATCCTGAGACCGACGATCTATTGGCTTCGCACGCGCTATCCCGGCGGGGAGGTCGTCTGCGCCACGATCGATGGTCAACCGCTGGACCTCGGTCCGGTGCCCTTGTACCTCAGACCGATCACGCGACGGGACGTGTGACCAACTTCTCACGTGGTCCGCCATTTCCAGATCACCCAGCGATCTATCGGACCTACTGACCATCTGAGGAGATACACGTGATCCGACGCATACTCACCGCACTGATCGCCGCGATGCTGATGCTGGTATCCGTTACCGGCATCGCCATGGCGGCACCGCCTGACCCGTGCGTGCCGGGTGTGACTGTTTCGTCGTTCACCGACTCGGTGACGCACAACAAGGTCCAGGTGACGACGACCGTCACGTGCCACGCTGACGGCACGGTCGATGACATCAGCTATGAATACGAAACCCTCGCAGTTTGGCACGCTGATTCTCGTGGCAACGGGAGACTCGTACCCGTGGGTGAGATCACGCGGCCCGGCCCGTGGCAGCCGTGCGGTCCACCGCGCGCCAGAGATGTCTGCAACTGACTGAGCCGTTGATCTATCAGGGGAGCGAGACCGGACCTCGCGGCCCTGTCGCTGGAGGACATCGGTGATCGCTGTGTACCTGGAGGCTACCGTGGAGGAGCAGGAGACCTACTACAGTCCGGAGCGGGTGATCGCGCTGCTGCGCCTCTATCCGTACCTCCTGGACTCGCGACCGCCGAAGGATCCGGAGCTAGGACGGCTGGCGCGCTCGACATTCGGCCCGAGTGGCTGGCGTGAGGAAGCGGCTGCGAAACGGGCGGATATTTGGAGCGCGATCCAGCAGCTGGAGCAGCGTGACTGGCGTGCGGCCTACTGCGTCCGAGCGTACTATGCGGTCGGACTGTCGCTCACCGCGACCGCATCCTATCTAGCGCGCCAGTGCGGTCGCGAGTATCACCACAGCACGATCCGAGAGCTCATGGACGCGGGGATTGACTGGATGGCGCGCGATCTTGGGTGGAATGGTTGACGCAACCCGCAGAAACACCTAAGATTTCAGTAGGATCGAGAAATTGTCGAAACCGCCCACCAGGGGCGGTTTTTTGTTGCTCAGCGACACGGAGCCTGTGGTCGATGCATGGCGAAACCAGTCAGTGCCGAGGAACGCCAGCAGATTATCGAGGCGTTCGCGACCGGCAAGTCATGCCGTCAGATTGCCCGTGAATTTGGGCGCTCAACGACGACGATCAGCACAATCGCCAAAAGCGTTGGTCACGAGTTTGGACAGATAAACACCGAACGCGCGCGAGCCATCAACCACCGCTATGGCGCAGAGTGGCGCGCAGACATGCGCCAACGGCTGGCCGATGAGGCTGGGCGCCTGTTGGATGACATGCGGAAGCCAGCGCTCGTGTTCAACTTCGGCGGCAAAGAGAATAGCTACAACGAACACATCATCGAAGAGCCGGATTTCCGCTCAAAGCGGGATTTGATGCAGGCGGTTTCAACCGCGCTCAAATCAATCCGGGACCTCGACGCGACCGACAGCACGACCGGTAACCTCGGTCAGCTCGGCGAGTGGTTCGCTGCGATAGATCGGGCTGCCAGTGAGTATCACGATCCTGCCACCAGCGGGGAAACAGGCGTGGTCGATCGCGCAGAGTGACGCTCGGATCAACCTGTGGGACGGCGCTGTTCGCTCTGGCAAAACGTACGCATCTATCTGGCGCTGGATACGGTTCGTGGTCGAAGGGCCACCGGGGCCGCTGCTGATGGTCGGCAAAACCGAGCGGACGCTGAAACGAAACATCCTCGACCCAATCGCCCAGATGGTTGGAAACGCTAATTTTCGGCACGTCATCGGTGCTGGCGAGTGCTACCTGTATGGGCGACCGATCATGTTGGCCGGCGCGAACGATGAGCGCTCCGAGGGCAAGATCAGAGGCATGACGCTCGTCGGAGCCTACGGCGATGAGTTGACGCTGTGGCCTGAGTCGTTTTTCGGCATGCTGCTGTCGCGGCTGTCGCTGCCGGGGGCGCAGTTGTTCGGGACAACAAACCCGGATAGCCCGTTTCACTGGCTCAACGTCAACTATCTGGAGCGTGAGGCTGACCTGAGCCTGCGGCGCTTTCAGTTCCGGCTGGAGGACAACCCGTCGCTTCCGGCAGAGTACGTTGAACAGCTCAAACGCGAGTACACCGGGCTCTGGTACAAGCGGTTCATCCTCGGTCTGTGGGTACAGGCAGAGGGCGCGATCTACGACATGTTCGATCCGGACATCCACGTGGTGGATGAGGATCCAGAGACGGTTGGCATCGTCTACGTCGGCGCTGACTACGGCACTGCCAATTCGACCGTGTTCATCGTCGTTGCCTGGGACGTGGAGAACCGGCGCTGGATCGCGCTGCATGAGTACGTGCATGACAGCCGAAAAACCGGGCGGCAGAAAACGGACGCGCAGTACAGCGAAGACTATCGAGCATTCATGCGGGACGTGGGGCTGTTCCCGCAATCGCTTGAACTCGACCCGAGCGCGGCGTCGTTCGCGCTGCAATTGCGCCGTGATGGCGTGCAGCATGTCCGGGCTGCTGATAACGCGGTCTTGGACGGCATCCGGGACGTGGCGCGAGCGTTCTCGACTGGACAGCTCGTCGTCCATCGGCGCTGCCAGCGCCTGATCGCATCGCTCCTCAGTTACACGTGGGACCCGAAAGCCCAAAAACGCGGCGAGGATGCGCCGTTGAAACAAAACGATCATGAGGCTGACGCGCTGCGCTACCCGGTGCGGCGAGCCATGAGCCGGCGACTACTGGACGCCGCCTGACGTGAGGACAGCATGCTGACCGATCTGACATTCCTCGATCCGGGGCAATCGTGGCCACCGGCGTCTGAGGCGCAGCGCCTGCAGCAGTACTGCGATAACGCGCTGCTGTTCAAGGGCGAGCATCCAGCCGTGTTCAACGACTGGTACCGGCTGCTGCGCAAGGATCAGCAGGCAACGCTCGAAATCGTCATCAACCTCACCAAACGGCTGTCCACACTCTGGGCCGATCTGTTGGTCGGCGAGCCGCCGACAGTGACGGCGTCTGACGAATCGTCAGGCGAGCAGGACGCGGTCAACCGCCTGTTCAACGACAACGACCTCGCGATCGTGATGTATGAGGCGGCGCTAGATATCAGCCGATTTGGCGACAGCGTGCTGCTGATTCGGCTCCCGGCGGAGCGTTCGCGTTCAGCGATCATCGAGGCGATCTCGCCACAGGTGTGGTTCCCGGTGGTGAGCGCGACCAACGTGCGCGACATCACGGCGCACGTTCTGGGCTGGACATACGACGTCGGCGCTGGGCGCGAGAAACGCACGTATCTGCGTGTCCAAATCCACACCGCTGGCTGGATCGAGAATCGCCTGTATGAGATCGAGGCGGGTCGCATCCGGCAACAGCTGGACGGCGCGGCGCTGGAACCCGGCTGGGTTGACAGTGAGGAGACTCGCGTCGATCGTCCGCTTGTCGTGCAGGTGCCTGGGTTGCGTACCAGCGACCAGCTGCACGGGCTGGATGATTACGGCGACATCATCAGCATCGTCCAGGAGATGAGCGCACGCGTCGCCCAGATCAGCCGCATTCTCGACAAGCATGCTGATCCGTCGATGTACGGCTCAGACGAGAACGTGAAGGTCGATCCGAAGACGGGCGAGACGCAGGTCGACGCAGCTGGAGGTCGCTATTACACGGTCCGTGAGGGTCAGCAACCGCCGGGTTACGTCACGTGGGACGGGCAGCTCGACGCGGCGTTTCGTGAGCTGGAAGTGCTGCTCGAGTATTTCTATCTGACCAGCGAGACGACACCAGCCGCATTCGGCCAGCTCAAGGCGGGGCTTGCCGAGTCAGGATCTGCGCTGAATCGCCTGCTGCTGGCACCGCTAGCAAAGACCAACCGCATCAGGCTGCGGATGGACCCACGTATTCGCATTGCGATTCAGACGGCTGCCGATCTGGAGCGCATGAACGGGCGCGGGACACCGGAGATCAAGGGCCTGACGATCAACTGGAACGACGGTCTGCCGGATGACATTCGCGAGCAGGTGCAGCTCGAAACGTGGCGCGTCGGCAGCGGCATCAGCAGCCGCTACAAGGCCATTCAGCGGCTGGATGGCGGTGACGACGAGAGCATTCAGGACGAGATCGACCGCATTGATGAGGATCAGGCCAGTGCTGCCGGCGTGCTCGCTGGCGGCATGGCACCGGGTCGTCTATCGCTGAATCCTGACGAGGGCCAGTAATGGACGAACGAGTGATCGCAACGCTGGTCGGGATCTACCGATCGGCGTTTGACGAGCTTGTCCAGCGCCTGGTACGGGCGGTTGAGCGCGGCACTGATACGGCGTTCCTCCATGCACAACTGATCGACGTGATGCAGCTGCTGTCTGAGTTGGACGCCGAGGCGCAGCGCTGGATCGGCCAGCACCTGCCCGAGGCGTACCGCGCTGGGCAGCATGCGGCGCTCCAGTCGCTGCAGGATGCAGGCGCCGTGTCACCGAGGCTGACAGCATCGTTCGCTGGCGTGCATCGGACGGCTGTCGAGCTGCTGGCCGACAACCTGGCGTCTGATCTCAGCGAGGCAACGGCGCTGGTTGGGCGGCGGGTGCAGGACGTGTATCGCGAGATCGCACTGCAGACGGCGGCGCAGATGAAGGCGACCGGAACGCTAGCGCGGCAGGGCGCGCGAGACATGCGTGACGAGCTCGTATCGCGTGGCCTGACCGGCTTCGTGGATGGCGCTGGCAGACGCTGGCGTTTGGATGACTACGCCGATATGACGATCCGTACGACGGTGATCGAGGCGGGGAACCTCGGGCGCGTCAATCAGCTCGCTGACACCGGGCACGATCTGGTGCGCATGACGGAGCATCACCCAACCTGTCCGATCTGTGCGGTCTATCAGGGGCGGGTGTACTCAGTCAGCGGGGCCGATCCACGCTACCCAGCACTGTATGAGACCGCGTTCAGCCGGGGCTACAACATCGTTCATCCTCGATGCGGGCATTCTGTCGCACCGTACATCGAGCATCTAGCCGACGATCCTGAGCGCGATCGGGAGCGTAGCGCAGCGCCGTTCGATGTAGACCCGCGCTCACAACGACAGCGTGATGCCTATGAGGCTGGACAGCGGCGCAAACGGCAGTTGCGGCAGGACCGCAGGCAGTGGGAGCGGTACATGCTCGTGCTGCCGGATGAGACGCCAACGTTTAGCGGCTTCCGGCGGATGAAGAAGGCGAACAGCCGCCGGTGGCAGGACTTGCAGGCAGCGTATCGAGAGAGTCGCGCAGCGGCGTAAGGGAATGACGACATGGCGAAGACCTACACATGCGATGTCTGCGGCGTACAGAGTGATTGGGCAGGCGTATCTGAACTGGACTGGCTCGAAGTCACAATGATGGACGGGATGTTGATGGATCGGCATTTCTGTTCGTGGGATTGCGCAGCGATTGAAGCGCGAAAGCAGATCGTGCAGCGAGGTGAACGCGGCGAGGTGGGAGTGTCGATGGCGGCACTTCAGAAACTCGGGGCGATGGTGCGCGAACTTTCTCCGTGGCGCGTATCGAACAGCGTTAGTGACAGAAGCTCGCCAGACGGATTGACGTATGACATCGAGTTCACGTTCTCGCCACATCCTGATGTGCCAGACGGAGTGACCGTACGTCGCAGCATCACTCTGAATGAACTGATTGATCGTGCCGAGCACGGCACGCTGAGGGCGCTGGCAGAGGGCATTGTCAACGACATGATGCTCGCTGCCGTGCAGCCGATCGCAACAGAGCACAAGCCGGTGCGGCTCTTCTACGGCGATCAGATGCTGGCGACGTTCTACCCCAACGACACAACGGACTAATCCCACACAGGGACGGCAGGTGCCGACGTTCCGGTTCGATTCCGGATCGTCCCGCTCCGCACGGCGCGGTCAAGCCGGTTGTACGTCGACGGACGGAATAAACGGAGGATCATATGGTGCTGGATTTCATGCCACATAAGCTGCTGCCCTATCTCGATGCCGAAGGCGGCACTGGCTCCGGTGGGGCTGGCGGCGATGAAGGCGGAGAGGGTGACGAGGGCGGTGAAGGGACGCAGGGTGGCGGTGACGCTGGCCGAACGTTCACGCAGGCGGACGTTGACCGGATGGTCGCACGTGAGAAGAAGCGCGCGGCCGATGCGGTGCGTAAGCAGATCGAGGACGAAGCGGCGAAGGCTGGCCAGTCCGAGGTTGAGAAGCTGAAAAGCGACTTGGCCGAGCGTGACAAGGCGGTCGCGACCGCGACCGAGCGCGCCAATCGTCGGGCCATCTCGTCTGAGGCGCAGGTGCAGGCGCTGGCCGCTGGCATCCGTGCTGATCGTGTGGCCGCTGCGATCCGGCTGGCTGACCTGTCGGACATCGAATGCGATGACGACGGCGAGCCGGACGTTGAGGCGATCAAGTCCAGCATCGCGGCGATCCTGAAGGACTATCCCGAGTGGGCCGCTACGTCATCGGGCGAGGGCGGAGGCGTCGGGAGCGGCGCGAAGCCCGCCAGCGGTGGCGGTGGCGGCGAGAAGAACCCGTGGTTGCCGGAGCACTTCAATCTGACCGAGCAGGGGCGCATTCTGCGTGAGAACCCTGATCGGGCCGCGAAGCTCAGGGCCGCTGCGGGTCGGTAAGTTCATAACCGACTGACAGGAGACATGGCACATGGCTACGACCAGAATCACGGATGTTGTGATCCCTGAGGTATTCAACCCGTATGTTGTACAGCGCACGATGGAACTGTCGGCGCTGTTCGATGCTGGCATTGCCCAGCGGACGCCGGAATTCGACCGGCTGGCATCGCAGGGTGCCAAGACGATCAACATGCCGTTCTGGGGCGATCTGAGCGGCTCGGACGAGGTTCTCACTGACAGCGGCGCACTGACGCCAGACAAGATCGCCGCCAATCAGGACGAGGCGGTTATCCTGCGGCGTGGTCGCGCCTGGGGCGCTAACGACCTGGCTGGCAACCTCGCCGGTGACGATCCGATGCTGGCAATCGCCGATCTCGTGGCTGCCTACTGGGCGCGCCGTCTGCAGGCCACGCTGATTAGCACGCTCAAGGGCGTCTTCGCCGATTCCACCATGTCCGGGCTGGTGCATGACATCAGCGCCGGTACTGGCGGTGCAGAGCTGATTAGCGCGACATCATTCATCGACGCCAACCAGAAGCTGGGCGATGCGAAGGGCCAGCTGACCGCCGTTGCGATGCATTCGGCCGTCAACGCCTATCTCGCCAAGCAGAACCTGATCGACTACGTCCACGACTCCGAAGGCTCGCCCGCTGTCCCGACCTACATGGGCAAGCGCGTCATTGTCGATGATGCGCTGACGGCGTCCAGTGGCGTCTACACCACGTACCTGTTTGGTGTCGGCGCGCTGGCCTACGGCGAGGGCAACCCGGTCGCGTTTGTGCCGACCGAGACGGACCGTGACTCGCTGGCTGGTGAGGACTACCTGATCAACCGCAAGACGTTCATCTTGCATCCGCGTGGTGTTGCGTTCCAGAGCGCGTCGGTGGCCGGTTCGTCGCCGACCAACACGGAGCTGGAGAATGACGCCAACTGGGCGCGCGTCTACGAGGTGAAGTCCATCCGGATCGTGCAGTTCAAGCACAAGATCGGCAGCTAATCCCGGCGCTGATTCGTCGGAACAACGCGAAGGGATACAAACATGGCTGAGAGTTTGGCCGAGCTGCGCGAGACGATGCGTCAGGATCTGTTCCGGCATAGCCTCGGGTCGCTCTACGACTATCTGGAACTGATGGAGTTGTTCCTCGCCGGTGATGTGAAGTACTGGCAGGGGACAGCACCGGATACAGATCCAGCGGAGTTGTCAGCGGCGGCGATCAACGCTGCAATCGGCGCAGACGGCGAATACCTCGTCACGATGCGGTTCAAGATCATCGACGATGACTCGGGCGACGTGTTGGTCAAATACTCCAATGCGACGAAGCACACCGTGAACGTGTCCAAGACCTCAACGTCTGGCGTGGTGGCGCGCGTCGGTGACGCGGTGCGCCCAGTCGACAAAGGCTGGGGCGAGTGTGTCGTGAGACTGACCGGCACATGGGCCAGCGGTGACACGATCGTGTTCGCCTGTGGCTCAGTGTTCTACGGGCGCTACACCATCGCGTCCAAGTCCTACACGGCGACGCTCGTCGCCTAAATCTCTCCGAATCCAGGAACACCGAAACGAATCGAGGGCACATGACCCTGACGGCATTCAACCGTCGGCGGCGCGAGCTTGCGGCGCAGGCTGAGGCTGCGCGGGAAGAGGCTGAGAAGCCAACGCCTGTCGTCACCGAGACTGCGCCAGCCGAGAAGCCGCTGTCTCGCATGAACAAGGCGGAATTGCTGGCGGCCGCTGCTGAACGCGGCGTCGAGGTAGTAGAGACGGCGACCAAGAAGGAGATCATCGCCGCGCTCACGGCTGCCGAGCCTGCCGACGAACAGCAGGAAGACACCCAGCCGCCCAACGCCCAGCAGTCCGACGACGAGGGCGACGGCTCAGGCGATCAGTCTGAGACCGCAGAGAACGAACAGGAGTAACGCATGACGCTGATCGTGGGGGAGACGAGCTACGTCGACGTCGCGACGGCGTCTGCGTATCTCGCAGATCACATCGACGGTGCCGCGTGGACTGCCGCGTCCGAGGAGCAGAAATCCGCTGCGCTCGTGAGCGCAACCCGCGTGATCGACCGGCTGCCGCTGCGTGGTGCGCCGGTCGATGCCGACCAGCATCTCGCATTCCCGCGCCGCGAACGCACCGGCTACGGCTGGTCACAGCAGAGCGCGGTACCGCAGGCGGTGCTGGACGCGACCTGCGAGGAAGCGTTGGCCCTGCTGGATGGTGAGCGACGGCAACGGCAGCAACTCCAGGCTGAGGGCGTCGCGTCGTTCAGCCTCGGGGCGCTGTCGGAGTCGTATCGCGCTGGTGTAGTCGGAGCGTCCAGCGATGGTGTCGTGTCGCAGACTGCCCGGTACCTGCTGCGGCCCTACATCGCGAGGACGTTCCGGCTGTGATGGGGGCGTATCTGGCGCAGACAGCCACGTGGCGTCGTCGCACCGGGCAGGACGGCTACGGGGTGCCGACGTTCGCCGCCGACGCAACGATCACGTGCCGCTGGGAGTGGAAGCGCCGGATGGTGCGATCGCTCACTGGTGACGAGATCGTGTCCGAGGCGCGCGTGTTCACCCGCGATGCCGTCAACGCCGGGGATGTGCTGGTTGATCCGGCCGGCCGCGAGTGGACGGTCATCGGTGCCAGTCCACAGTACGCGTTGAACGGCTCGGAGCTGTTCCGGGAGGTGGCGCTATGAAGCTCGAAGGGTTGGCAGCAGTTGAGGCGCGGATTGCGGCTGAACTGGCCGGAATGAAACAACGCGCCGACGCCGCGATGCACGAGAACGCGCTGGATCTTCAGGGCCGATCGCAGCAGGCAGCACCGATCGAATACGGCGAACTGCGTGCCGCGGCTGATGTTCGGAAAGTCGGCGAAGGCGAGTATGAGGTCGGTTTTTATGGGCAGGGTATCAAGGCGATCGTCCAGCACGAACGGCTCGACTTCAACCATCCACGCGGCGGCCAAGCCAAATACCTCGAAGGCCCGTTGAACGAAAACTCCCAGCGCTACATCGAAAACGTCCGGCGCGCTGCCGGATCACGCTAACACCAACACACAACTGACAGGAGACGCACATGGCGCGGACCAGTCTGACGCCTCAGCAGGTCGTGACGACCGGGCTGGAGGCGACGTATACGGCTGCCAACGTGGACGGCCACATGTTCGCACCGGGCGAGTCCCGCATGCTGCACGTCGTCAACGGCGGCGGTAGCAGCATCAACGTCACGGTGCAGGCGGAGTACACCCGCGACGGTCTGGCGTTGCCGGACCGCGTGGTCGCGGTGCCAAACGGCGAGGACCGCATGATCGGGCCGTTCGATCGCGAGACCTACGCCCAGCGGTCCGGCAATGACCGGGGCAAGGTCTACGTCGATTTCAGCGCCGTCACCAGCGTGACGGTCGCGCTGGTCGACGTGGGCTAAACCGATGAGCGTCGTACAGGACATCGCCGCGTACCTCGAAGAGCGCCAGATCGTGGCGTTCGGGATCGACCTGTTTGTCTGGGCCCAGCCGGATCAACCGAACGCGCTCGTGGCGCTGTTCGACTATCCCGGCATCGGTGGTCAGTACGAACACGATCAGCCGGAGCCAGCGATCTCATTCCCGCGATTCACCGTCAACGTCCGTGATGAGCGACCCGAGGACGCGGAGAGCCGGTCACGGGCGATAGCGGCAGTCCTGGAGGCGGTCAGGAACCAGACGATCAACGGAACACGGTTTCTCGCGGTTCGGCGCGTCGGCTCAGGCGGGCAGATGACCGGACGCGATGACTCGGACCGCTACATCTACGTCACCAGCTACGAGGCGACGATTTCCAGATAGGAGCAACAGAACATGGCTACCAAGACCTTCGCGCAGGGGGCGAAGCTGAGCATCGGGAACGGCGACGGGCCACCGGAAACGTTTTCGAAGATCGGCAACATTCAGGACATCACAACTCCAAGCGCGACCACCGACCTGATCGATGTCACCGATCACGATTCCGCAGACCGCCGCAAGGAGTACTTGGCCGGCCTGACGGACTCGGACGAGATGACGTTCACGATCAACTGGGACCCAGAAGACACCGTTCACGATGACGTCGAGAGCCGGGTTGGCGAAAACGCCAACTTCAAGCTGGAGCTGAACAACAAGATCAGCTCCAGCGGCACAACCTACGCATTCAACGCAGTGCTGCGCAAGTTTGTTGGACGCGCGCCGATCAACGGGCAGCACACGGCGGAGATTACCCTGAAGCCGTCCGGCACCGTGACCAAGACACCAGCCGCCTAATCCCTACCGAATCGAACTGCCGAATAGCCGGAGGCGTTGAGTCTCCGGCTTCTGTTTCCCTATCAGATGAGGTGAGAGCATGCCTGAATCGCTGCCGTCCCTGGTTGAGGACGTCGAAATTGAGATCGGCGGGAAACTGCGCCATCTGAGGATGGATTTCCGCGCCATCGCGGCGGCTGAACGTGTCACCGGCAAGAACCTGCTGCGTCCAGGCTCCGTCGCAACGGCTGGTGCATCTGAGATGACCGCGATCTTGTGGGGTTGCCTGCTGCACGAGGAACCTGACCTGACGCTGGATATCGTGCGCTCATGGATCCACTACGGCAACGCCGCTGACACGTTCGTCGCGGTGATGGATGCCGTAGCCCGGTGTTTCCCCGATCCTGACGACGTTATCGAGACAGGGGACGACGGCGCAGAGGACCCTACCGAGGCAGTCCAGGATGGCCCGAAATCTGGGCGTTCGCGCGGGTCCAGCTCCAAATCTCGACGAAGGAATTCTGGCGACTGACGCCGCGCGAGCATCATGCGTTGACGAAGCAGTGGTACGCCGCCGAACGAATGCTCGACTTCCGCGCCGGGCTAGTGGTCGCGACCATCGCCAACGTCAACCGTGGCCGGAATGCCGAACCGTTCGATCCGTCGGATTTCTTCCCGCGATTGCGCCAGAAGCGCGACATGGAAGCGGAGCTTGATCGGCTGTTCGGCCTGGGCTAGTCTGCGTCGTTGAGCGCTTCCAGCGCATCGTCCCACAGGTCGCGGCAACTCTGCGTGAACGTCATGGCGTTGCTGATTTGTGCGGATGAGCCACTCAGCAACGCGTCGCGCATCATCGGCGGGTAGTCGGCCATGCATTCCAGCGCCTTCAGATAGGCCGTATGAGCGCCTTCCAAGTCAGCCGGTGGCCTGACGGCCTTCGCGTCCTTGAGTGTCGCTTCCACCGTCCCGACGGCATCGTTGAAGTCGCGGCCCCAATCGCTGTTTGAGATGAGGGCTGGCCTGTCAACTACCTGTTGGAACAGGTCGGCGACATCCTGCTGGGCGGTCGTAGATGTCTCGCCGATTTCGACCATGCGAGCGTGATAGTCACTGGCAGACATTCCGTTATCGCTACCACCGCAGGCGGTAATCACGGCACCGAGGATCAACAGGGCAAACATCGTCCGAATCATCACACTCTCCATCGCACACAGCACGTTCGCCACATAGTACGCGAACCAGAACGCCTGGAAATCTATTTTGAGGAGCAGCCGACATGTCGATGTCAGTCGGAGATCTCACCGCACGCCTCGGCGTGGAACTAGACGACAACGGCATTGTCCAGAAGTTCCGGGCGCAGGTGCGTGCGCTGGAGGATATTCCCGATCCTAAAATCAGCGTCGACACGTCGGCGGTTGACGAGAAAATCGCGCGCACCCAGCGCATGATCGTCCAGATCGCCGGGCAGGATGTCGAGATCGAGGTCGATGCCAACGCGAACCCTGCACTCGCCGAAATGGCGAAAGCAGAGCAGGCGGCAAAGGCGCTGGAACGGTTCGCGCCAGAGGTGCGCGTTGCTGCCGAGACAACCGGCGCCGAACGCGATCTCGGACGGCTGAGCAGCATCCTCGATAGCGTGGATCGGGCTGAGCATCACGCGCGCGTCGTGGCCGAGACAGATGCAGCGATGCGCGAGCTGCAGATCCTGCGCGCCCAGCTGAACCAACTGGACGACCGGCCCGCGCACGTCGAGATTCGCGCCGACACTGACCGTGCGATCGCCGATCTGCAGGCGCTGCGGCGGCAGATGGGCCTGATCGAGCAGGACACGGTCGCCGTGTCCACCAGCATGGCTGGCATGAGCACGACGCTCGCTGGCCTCGGGCAAAAAGCGATTGCGCTCGGTGCTGGATTTGGCATCGCTCAGGCGGGCATCGGGCTGATCAGTCGCGCGGCGGGTTTCCTCAAAGAGGCAGTTTGGGGTGCGAACAACTCACTGGACCAGATCACGATCCGGATCAATGCATTCACGCGAGACGCTGATGCGACGCAGCGCATTCTGGACGGGCTGCGGCAGAAGGCCGCTGATCTGGGCATGCCGTTCCTCGACCTCGCCGAAGCCGTTGCGACCATCGGGCCGATCGCGAAGCAGACCAACCAGCCGTTGGATGAACTGCTCGATACCGCGATTCTGCTCTCTGCGGTGAATCCTGCCGAGGGGCTATCCGGTGCCATTTTCTCGATTCGCGAGGCGCTGTCAGGCGACTGGATGTCCCTGATGGACCGCTTCAACATGCCGCGCAACATCATCAATCAGATGCGCGAGGACGGCGTCCCGGCGCTCGAAATCATCAATGAGCTGTTGCGTCAGCAGGGCGTTGATATGGAGATGGTCGGGCAGATGGCTGGGGTGGCTGACAGCCGTACACGCACGCTGTTCAGCAATCTCACGATGGCGGCTGCGCAGTTGGGTCGGCCAGCCTTCGACGCCGTGTCCAGCGTCATCGACCGGCTCGCGACCTACACCAGCAGCAACGCATTCCAGGAGGATCTCGACACCATCGGCAGGATCGCAGAGGGCATCGCCAACCTGCCGCCGATCAAGCTGGTCGAGGTGCTAGTCAGCTTCACGGTCGCACACGGCGACGATATCGCGGCGGCGCTCGGGTACACGTTCTCGAACAACAACGCACCGTTGGGCCTCGGGTACAGCGACGACGTTGTGCAGGTGATCTACGCCGCGACCGCTGGCACCGTGGAGTACAACGAGGCGCAGAAAGAGGCTGTTGAGCTTGCTGGTGAGCACGCCAGCGCCTACCAGCAGTTCATTGATGCGCACGCCTACGATGCACAACTCCAGTTCAATCAGGAGGAGCTAAACCGGCAGGCAGAGGCGTACCACTTTCAGCAGGAACAGATCATCGCCGGGGAGCAGCGTCGCAAACAGGCCGCTGAGGAACGTGCGGCCGCAGAGGCGCAGGCTGAATCGGATTTCCAGCCACAGACGAGCAAGCCGACATGGCAGGTGCCGGATATCTCGTCACTGTCGGCGGCCGCGCAGGCGATGTACGAGATTGCCGCGGCACAGACGGCGATCAATCGCACGCAGGACCGGCTCTCTGAGGCGTACCAGATCGGGCTGCAGATTCAGGCTGACTACACGGCGCAGGGGTCGGAGTACGCCCAGCAGCAGAGCATCATCGAAGAGGGCAACAAGATCCTGAAGGAACAACTGGATTCCGGCCAGATCACCCAGGAGCAGTACAACGCCGAGATTGAGCGCGGTGAAGGCGCGCTCGCACGCTTCAAGGGCGGACAGGAAGACGCGACGCTCACGGCACGCGATTACGCCATCCAAAACGGCGAGTTGATGAGCATTCAGGATCAGATCAACGAGCAGTTCCCCAACCTCGTGCGCGGTTCTGACGAGTACAACAAGAAGCTCCGGGAAGCTGCCCAGGCTGCTGGCATCAGCGACGAGGCGATCGACGGCATGATGGGCAGTGCCGGCAACCTGACGGGCACAATCGCCAACGAACTGATACCCGCGATTCTGCGGCTGATCGAAAAGCTCTCTGAACTGGACGGCAAGCACGTCACCGCGACGGTCGAAACCAAGTTCATCACGACCGGCTCTCCGGTCGGGCAGGTCTACGGCCAGCAGGTTAGTGGCGGCTACATCGGTCTCGAAGAGCACGCCGCCGGCGGCTACATCGATCAGCCGATGGTCTCGATGCTCGGCGAGGAAGCGCCAGCACATCCTGAATGGGTCATTCCGACCAACCCGGCGCGACGTGGCCGTGCGATGGATCTCTGGATGCAGGCTGGGCACTCTCTGGGCGTGCCGGGTTTCGCAGACGGTGGCGGCGGTCGTTCGCTGGCTGGCAACACCGGCGGTGTCGCGGCGGGGCAGCCGGTCGGCAGCTCGACGATCGATTGGTCGTGGCTGTTTGCCGGTCTGGACGCCGAAGCCGAGGATTACGCCGAGCGTGCGGCGCAGAAGGTCGTCCAGTTTTTCGGCAACATCGACAAGCTGGTTGACGGCTCGATGCTGCGTGACGCGCAACAGAAACTGGCTGATCTGTTCCTGATTCGCCAGATCATGATCGACTCCGGAGCCAGCGATGCCGTGATTGCCGGGCTGGATGCCCAGATCGCTTCCGCGCAGGCAGACGTGCAGGCGATCGGGGCGGTGATGGGTTCCGACGTGATCGCAGGCATGGCCGAAGAGATGGCGTCAAAGGAGTCGCAGGAGAAGATCAACGCATCGCTGAAGCAGACGCTGGAAGGGCTGACCAGCGCTAGCGATCCGTTCCAGAAGGTCCAGGGACTCGGGGATCGGGTCAAGGATCTCAGGGACGCGATCGCCGTTGCTGAGGCGATGGGGAATACGGATCTCGCGGCGTCACTCCGGGAAGACCTGGCTGAGGCGCAAACGGAGTTCCTCAACGCCCAGAACCAATTCACCAAGATGTTGCAGCTCGGGTTGATTGACGACGAGACGATCAAGGCGATGGCAGAACGCGGCGGCGAAAGCTTCCGGAAGGTCTACGATCAGGTGTTCGGCGAGGGTGCGTTGGCTGCCCTGCAGGCCGGTTGGTCAGCACTCAGCGCCGAGCAGTACAGCCAGTTGGAGGCGTACGTCGCACAGGGCGGCAAACTGACCGACCAGATGGTGTCCTCGATCGTCCAGGGCATGCAGGACGGCGCGATCACGATCGACCAGGCGATGCAGTTGCTCGGCGACCAGCAGGGCCGATTCGCCAAGGACCAGCAGATCCAACTGTGGCAGTCGCTGCAATCGACTGAGGACCAGTTGATGCAGGCGATCGCGAGCGGCGATCAGGCGCGCATTGAGGCGGCGCAGGCGTCGTATGACGCGTTGATGGCGCTCATCATCGCCTATGCCGAGGCGACCGGCCAAACAGTCGAGGACGTGATCGGCAAGTGGAAAGCGGCAGCATCCGCTGCGGCGAAAGTACAGATTCCCAGCGTCAGTATTCCGAGTACATCACCACCGCGATTCGATAGTGGCAGCGTCGGGGGCGGTGGCGGCGTCTCGCTGAAGGCCGCGCTGAACCTACCGGACGGCCGGACGATCGGCGAGTGGTACGCCTACGAGATTGAGCGCTCAGCCGCGCTGACACCCATCGGAGTCGTATAGACATGGCACAGCAGTTCTGGCTCGGTCTGGATGACGGACCGAGCGGTACCTCCCTGCTCGATCGCGGGCGCATCACGGTTCTCAATCGTGGATTCTCTGCGCCGCCACTGGCTGACGGTATGCGGGTGCGCGCTGTGACGCTACAGCTGCGGCTGAGCGGTTCGGAGAACTACACGTGGCAGACGGTACGTGACGAGCTCAACGCGCTCCTGACCGAGATTGAGGCGGCTGCACGGCGGCGGCATCGCACGTCCGGTGTCCTGTCGATCACGCTGGACGGCGAGACGTGGACGTATATCGACGTCGTGCGTGGCGTGCTGGAAGTCACCGAGATTCTGCCGCGTGGCCGGGATGCGTTCGCGACCCTCACGCTGACATGTCTGCCGCTGTTTCGTGGGGCACCGATGCAGGCGCAGAACCTGTTGGCTGCGCCGTGCGACCCTGAGGACGCGGCCTGGACGCTGACCAACATCACGGCCGCGAGCAACAACGCCACCGCGCCGGATGGCTCCGAAACTGCCGCGACGATCCGCGAGACGAGCGCGACCGGCGCGCACGAGATGCGCCAGCAGATCGCGAAACCGGCTGAGAGTGCGCCGTATACGCTGTCGGCCTACGTCAAGGGCGACGGGCGCTCTGCCGTGTCGCTCTATCTGGCCGATGGCAGCGGCACGAACGGGGCCTACGTCGGGTTTGACGTGACGGCGGGGTACCGGCTCTATCCGCCGGGCACGTCCGGCACGGGATTCAGCGCTGCCAGCGCGGCGATTGAGAACGCGAATGATGGCTGGTACCGCGTCAGCCTGACAGCCACGGTCAACACTGATACGGCACTGCGAGCCTATATCCAGCTGCACGATGGCTCCGGCACATCCTACGCAGGCAATGCCAGCCTCGGGCTGCTGGTCTGGGGTGCGCAGCTCGAGGAGGGTGACAGCGCCGGGCTGCTGCTCGTGCCGCTGACACTCGCGCCAACGGTGCGTGCCGCATACACGAAACCTGGCTACGAGTACGTTGACGAGGACTACAGCGCCGACCCTGACAACCTCTGGGGTGCCTCGTCATGGAATGTCACGAACCTCACGGCAACAACCGGACAGGCTGATCCGTCGGGTGGGACCGGCGCGACGCGCTACACCGATGACAGCACCATGAGTCAGAAACGATGGATTCGGAACAACACGGCTGTCTCGATGTCGGGGCTTCCGAAAACGTACACGTTCGCCGTCTACCTGAAAAATTACGCAGGTCGCGACGCATATATCGGCCTGCTGACGAATAGCAGCACATCGCCCGATGGATTCGGGGTCTGGACGCGGGTGAATCTCAGTACCGGGGTCATGGCCGCAAACTCAGCCGGTACTGGTTACTCGCTGATCGATCGAACGTCCACCGACCTCGGCAACGGCTGGTGGTTCGCGACACTCACGGCGTCGGTGCCGTCCGGCGCTGGATCGTCACTCTACGGCTACGTTGCGCCGAACGGTTGGAGCGGCTACGTCGGCGAGCCCGCTAAAGGGATCATCGTCTTCCGCCCGCAGATCGTTGAGGGCGCGACGATTGATAACCCACTCACCACGGTTGTTGTCGACACCGAAACCGTACCGGCAACGACGATCTCCGAGGGCAACCTGTCTGGTTTTTACCTGTACGGCGTTCCCGGCGACGGGCCAGCAATCTATCGCGTCGAGCTGGACGATGACACCAGCGCCACGGATGTCGCGGTCAACCGCCTGCACATCGGCGCATGGTCGGGCGAGGACGTGCAACTCGATGGGCTCACGCCGATGTCATTGCTGGACAGCGCCGAGAACGCTGTGCTGTCTAGCGGCGAGACGCAGGTCGGCGAGCAGGTCCCCGGCATCGCGGCGCAGCCTGCATGGCAGCCGGTCGCAACGCTGAGCCTTGATGATCTAGTCGGCCCACGAGGCTGGTTCAGCCCAACGGCACGGGTGCGCGACATGTCAACGTTCCTGTCGCAGCCGGGCAGCCTGTCTGTCATGGCGACAGACGGCATCATTGCCAAACAGGTGGCCCGTGTATCGGCGAAATTAGCACCGCCAACGTCCAGCCTGTCGTTCGGCATCCCGCGCACAACGCCCGGATCGACGCTGGTCATCATGACGAGCTGGATCAATATGCTGACCGACGGGACACCATCGATCTCTGCGAATGGCGGCGTCACCTGGTCAACGCTGCACACCATCCCGGACACTGGCCGCTCCGGCGTCGCGATGTGGTACGCGCCGAATGCCCCGGCGCTCAGTAGCACGCTGACCGTCTCGTGGACAACGGCCGTCGATGAGCCGGCGATTACGTTGATTGAGATTCCCGGCGCGGCGGCGTTGCCGCTGGACGGCACCGACGTCGACTACCTCAATTCGCGGGAGGCGGACACGATGTCTGGCTGGGCCAGCATCACGACGACGCAGGCCGCAACGTTGCTGCTGTCGGCTGGCCTCGGGCTCCAAAATTTCGCGCAGGCGTACACGCTCCCGGTTGGTGATGCAGCCTGGTATGGCGTGTCGAGCCTGAACAACGGCGCGATCTACGCCAAGACCGTGGCAAGCGCCGGTACACAGACAGTGCGCTGGACGCGATTCGACATCAACCGCGGCGTCACGCCACCGCCTGAGGGCTGGCTGGTCACGCTGGCCGCGTTCAAAACGGCGGCATCCACCGGTGCGAATGTCGGCACCGGCCAGTGGGCCGTTGTCGTGACCGCGATCGCGGACGACGGTACCGAGAGTTTGCCAACCGGGCAGGTGTCGGTAGCGGTGCAATCGACCGCATCGGCGGTCAATGTCCGCTGGACGCCGCCTGCTGTGGGGTCGCCGGACGGGTATCGGGTCTACCGGAATCGCGGTACGGGATGGGCCTACGCGGAGGTCGACGCCAACACGCTTGAATACACGTTCCTCGACGAGCTCTCACTCATTAGCACCGATCCGCCGAGTACATCACCGCCGGTCATCGCGTGGCGGCTGTCGGTGTCGCTCCCCAGCGGCGAGACGTTGTGGCGCGCACTGACGAGCGTCCAGAGTCGCATCGCGAACGGCACATGGGAGGATCTACCGCTCGGAGATGTGCCACTGCCGCCGATACCAGCTGGTGAGGGCGAAACGCCGACTGGGGCGATGCTGACCGTTGAGGCGGCGCACATCCGGGGCGCACAGGGCGACGTCAACGGGCTCTGGCTCATGGATCGGGCCAGCGGCCAGATGATCGCCTATCGCGACAGGTTGGATGCCACGAATCCCGTCGGCTGGATCGTCGAGACGAACCGCGACGAGATTAGCGCCGCGTGGTTCCGCGACAACACGGGGACTGAGACGGGGCAGGCAGTGATCGAGCCGGGTGTCCTCACGCTCTGGCCGGGCAACGCTGTTGTGAGCATTCGCCCAGAGGTAGCGGGCGGCGAATCTGATCTGACGCACAGCGCTCTACAGGTGCGTCGTGTCGTCGTTACGCCGCGATTCGACTGGCTGAGAGGACGGCGCTGATGAACTTTCGGGTTCGCATCGGTAGCCCGGCGATGGCCGGTGGAGCGGTGCGACCGCTGCTCTCAATGGGGCTGCACATCACGGCGCTGCGCTGGTCATGGGATCAGGCGGGGCCAGCGGGGGCGTCAATCTCGTTCGATCCGTACTACTACACCGCGCCTGCCGTTGGGGTGCTACCCGATCCGATCGACGTGCCGCTCCGTGGGCATGTCGAGATCGTCGCTGGCGGACGCATCGTCTGGGAGGGATTCGTCCGCACACGCGAGCGTGGTTACGGCGGCGTCGTGACCGCGATCACGGCGGTCGGCTATGCACAGTCAATGAGTGACCGCTGGTGGACGCGCGAGGACGACGACACGATCACAGGCCGCACATCGGGCGAGGTGTTGCAGACGGCATTGCGCGAACTGACGCCGTGGCTCTCGCCGGGGGTCATCGGCGAGCAATGGATCGATCCATACGTCAACCACATCGGCGGCATGGACGATTTTACCCGTATGACCGTCTCGCAGATCGCTGACCAGATCCGCCAGGCAGGCGATACACGCGGCCGCGAGGTCTGGGTGTCGTGTATGCCGGGCCGGAATGTCTGGCTCCTGCCTCGGATCGCGCCGAGCGAGCCGGACTACCGCGTTGCATTCGACCATCGGATTCAGCGTTGGACGGAATCGGATGAGGGCATGGCCGCGAGCGTGGCGGTGGAGCGCGGGACGGCCGGGAGCGCCACGCTCGGGCCGACGGCCACGAATGCAACGTTTCTGAGCGATCGCGGTTTCGCGCCGTCCGTGATCGTTACTGCCGGCGACATCACCGAAGCGGCCGCGACCGCGCTGAGGAATGTCGAGCTGCGCAAGCGCTCGCTGCCGAAACTCTCGGTTGCAATCGGGGCGGCGCGAGACCCGGCGACGTGGCTCTCGAATCGGCATGGGTTGCCAGTTCCGTACTGGATGCCACAGACAGGCGAGTGGGTCGGGGTGGCAGGCGAGGACCCGCTGCCGATCGTGGGCGTTGACGTCGACGGATTTGCCGAGACGGCCACATACGAACTGGGCGAACGGAACATGCACCGGCCAGGGCGACAGACGGTGATCGCGGAAACGACGGCGGCGCAGTACAGAGGGCTGGTCGCACCATCGGGCGGCAGGCTGAGATGAGCGGAGGAGCAATGAACGGCGGTGAACTGCCGGCGTGCTCGCTGGAGGACTGGCAGGAAGACATCCGCGATCGGCTTGCCGACATCGTGGAGAAAGTCGATCGCATTGAGGACCAAACCACCAAGACCAACGGGCGCGTTACCGGATTGGAGGCCAAGATGGTAACGGCGAACCGCGAGCGCCTCGAACTCGCGACACAACTGGAGGTGATTCGATCACAGGCGATCCCTGAAATCGAACGGGTTGTGCGAGATGTCATCACTCACGAGCTGAAGAAACGCGAGACGGAAACTGATGCGGCTGCTTTCCGAGCAATGAAAGACCAGTTCGGCGACCCAGTCGCCAAGATGAAGCAGCTGGATCGGATCGAGCGATTCCTGACGTCAACACTCTCAAAGATATGGATTCTGGTCGTTACGGCAGTGACGCTCGCCATCATCGCGGTGGTCGCGGACAAGGTCTTCTAACTCACCCCACATGATCCAAGGAGACAACCAACATGTTCAGCGGAGATTCCCCGATCATCGGTCAGGGGGCGGTTAGTGCTGCCGCCGTTCAGGCGTGGCTAGAACGGCAGGGCAAACGCTATGCACCCGCCTTTGCCCCGGCGGGTGTGTACGTCCCAATCCCTTCAACACTCGGGCAGGTCATTGTTACTGAGTGCCGCCGCTATGCCGAATACCCTGTCGGCTGGGAAATGGTTGCCGCTCAAATTGTCCATGAGACGGCAGGATGGCAGTCCGTTTTCGCACGCGAGCGGAATAACCCAGGTGGTATCGGCGCGATCAACAGCAACCCAGATCAGGCAATCTGGTTCTCCTCGGTGGAGGCAGGTATTCGAGCGCACGTAGCGCACCTACTGGCCTATGCGGTCGGTGACGGTGCTTGGCGGGCAGATGACCCTCGATTCGATGCTGTGCAGCGCTACGGATGGCTCGGAGTTGCCAGGGACTGGCGCGACCTGAACGGTCGCTGGGCATATCCGGGCGAGACCTACGCGCAGCAGATCGCCAGTCTCGCGAACGACCTTGTGAGATTTGCCAATGACGGCCCTTGGGATACGGAGGTAACTGTGCCGACCCTGACTCCGCCGGCAGGCTGGAAGCCGCCTGAAATCGTCCGGCGCATCCTGCCGCGTGACGCTTCGAACACCCCGCAAAAACAGATGGACTGGCAGTTCATCATCGGGCACAACACCGGTAACCCCGCAAAGACCGCTGACGCGCTTCATCATGCCGACTGGCTGGAGAAACTGGCGCGCGAAGGTGCATCTGAACCATCGTGGGGATACACCGTCGATGACACGCGGATCGTTCAGCATCTGGAGGACGATCAGTGTGGCTGGCACGCATCCGATGGCACCGGCCCTTGCAACATGCAAGGGCTTGGAGTCGAGATGTGCGAAATCGGCGACCAAGAGCTCGTCCTATGGAACGCTGGCTGGCTGATCGGCTCACGATTACGGGAACGCGGCTACGGTAGCGATCGTGTCCGCCAGCATCACACCTGCGCTCGTGATGGAAAAGACTGCCCTCGCTTGCTCCGAGCTAATGGCGGTACTGGGTGGAATCGCCTGATGTCGATCGTCGAGTTGTTTCGCGTCGGAGACGATCCTGCAGTGCCGGCGAATCCGGTGCGTGTGTTCTCTGAGACGGGCCATGGCATCGGTGGCGGCTTCCGTTGGTATTGGGAGCACAACGGCGGTCTGATGATCTTCGGCTATCCGCTTACCGATGAGATCCAGGAGGACGGGCGCACTGTCCAGTATTTCGAGCGTGCCGTCTTTGAATATCACCCCGACAACGACGATCCGTACAAGGTGCTGTTGCGTCGTCTCGGCGCAGCTGCGCTAGAGCATAAAGCTGCATAGGAGGGCACATGGAGATCAACGTTGCACTAGCGACCGCTCTCGCGGTGCTGGTGGGCATCATCGTGCAAGCCATTCGGGAGGCGTTCCAGCCTCGAAGTCAGTACGTGCCGATCATCGCGCTCGCAGTTGGCGGTGCGTTCGGTGCCATCGTCGGGCTGCAGTTCGGCTCGCTGTTCGATAGTGTCGTTGCCGGGGTTGCAGCTGGCGCGATGGCTGCGGGTCTGTGGCCGGGTGCGAAGGCCGTGCTAGGGAAGTAAGCGACTAACTGTCTCTACAGACCGTTGACCACCTTAAGTGAGCACGTCCAGATAGATTGTCTGAACGTGCTCACGTTTCTCGGATTAATCCTTCAGATCATCTGGATAGACGTTCCCCGAGAACCCAATTTCGCGTTTGGGATGATCCGGAGTGTTCTTTAGCCGACGCATCACAACCTGTACAGTCGACACGTGAGCAAGAACGGAAACCTCGTTCCCTTGTGAGTCTAATCCCCATATATAGAAGAGGTTCGGATTATGGTACCCAAAGTCGTAAGCGACAATTGTCTCGCCGTTCGAGAGAACAACGTGTGCTTCGATATGCTCGTCTTCAACTGTGTTCGTCTCAAAGTCTTTGATGCCCTCTTCTAGGCGATCGTAAAATGTGCTAGCCAAGTCACCAGAATCTACGGTACCTCGGACGTTCACGGGCGGTGACTTGAGCGTCTCGGCAATATTGAATTCAGGAAACTGCGGCGGTTTGAAGCCTGTCATACTGACCTCTCTCGTTGTGGGTGCGGATGATTCCTATGGCGACTGGTGAGCTAATCGGCCGCGTTTGACTCGCTGGCATGATTGAGGTGATCCACGTCACTGGTCGGAAGTGGCGCAGGCGAGATGGAGCACCGCCGGGATCGCGGGTGGTGACGTGAGCGTCTCGGCACAATGGAATTCCAAGCAAGCAGGTAATTTGAAGTCTGGCATTTCTACATCTCGTTGTAGAGATTCTGACTGGTTTGACGTCGCCTATCTAACAGTGCCAGTTAGTCGCTATGCGCCTCGTCTAACTCCTTCAAGAGATCGTCAATGATACGGTCAATTGAACTAAAGAACTGGCGTTTCTCCTTCTCATATGTCTTTCCTGACAGCCGGAGTCGGTATTTCCGATCCAGAAACCGCTTCTTCTTACCGTGCAGTCGCCTCTCGATATACGCATAGCTCGAGCTTTGAGTGATTGCGTCTGCTATGGCCTGTTCACGTATATCAGTAAGGCCACGCGCTATGTATTCATAAAGGGGGCCATAGTCACCTTTGTCGGCAAGGCTTAGACTACGCAGGTACGGCTCGCGCAGAAGACCAAAGTACTCAAATAGATGTTGTGGCGGCTCCAGGATGCCCATGTTGTACGAAGCAAGTAAGTGAAATGCTCGTGCTGTTCGGCCGTTTCCGTCCTGGAATGGATGGATACAGAGAAGTCTGTGCAGTAGTTCGGCTGAGAGCATTACAGCCTCGGCATAGGTAGGTTTCTTTGCGACCCTCTGTTCCACGTCGTCACAAAGATCTACAAGATCGCTGCTGATCATGTGGGCCGCAGCGGGAGTAAATGGCGCTCCGCCTACGACTACCTCGTGTATAGCTGTCCGTTTCTGTCCGGCAAAGTCATAGAGATCTGATGATATTATGGAATGCAATTCGAATATAACACTTGGGTGATACGGATTTCGGTCGGGCGTCTCAGAATGAAACGCGACCACGCGTGCAAACGCGGTCGCGTTATTCTCGATCTCAAGTAAGCTAACGTCCGTCATCTAGACGCTAAGGCTGGCCGATTCATGAAACCCTCACGAATCTCCTCAAGAGTGATGGTTGGATCCTCCGCCGCCAGGTTCCCCCAGACAGCCGTAATGATCTCTTCATCGTTGGGTAATCGTCCCCTTGATACATTGAGCGACGGCGATTCATATTGGTCGAGCAACGATTGAAGCTCTTGCGCGAGCTTCGCATTGAGGTCAGTGTTACGCTGTCCGTCCTCTCTGCGTGCCCTGCGGATAAAGCGTCCAGTGATCCGTCGAATCATGCGTCCCTCTCAGGCTGGAAAGCCTCAAGTCCTGGTCATGACTCCGTTGTCATTCCAGTATCGGCCACCGATTCCAGTATAGTCGCATATTCCAGTCCGCGACACTGTACTTCTTAAACACATGACTCGTCATTGCGTTACCTCCCCCCCTCGCACAGTCGTCCTTGCCGCCGGTCTCCACCTGCCATGATGGGTGTTGAGGCTGCCGGCGGGAGCGAAGGCAATTCTCGAGAAGAGCGGATCGCATCGTGACCGATAGCCGTCTTCACCCATAGCAGCGGCCATCGTCATCATTGACGTCAACGGGCAACAGATTACTCCATTCCCATCTCGCGTTGTGGGTCGGCCGAGATCGGCCGACCCGTTCTATGCCGATTGAATTGCCTCCTGGAGTTGTTCCAAAGCGGTCTTTAGTTCGTCAGTCACATTGTCGTGTAACGCATTCATGTACGAGATGACTGTTGGGAAACGTTCTGGCTTGATAGGTCCGCCAGCGACATAAGGGTACAAGCTCTCGACACGGTCCATAATTGCGTTCACATGATCTGCCTGAACAAGATATCTATGAATATGACCACCGATCCGCGTTCGAAGCTTGCGATCTACCAGTGGAGAGGAAAGAAAATCCGAGTATAATCCGGTTTGGAAGCGGATAAATGCGAATGGGTGATGGATCTTTGCGTTCGTAATGGACTGTACTGTATGTGATATCAACGCCATTTGAGTCGTTATGTCTTCATGCAGAGTCGCTATCATTACGTTAGCAGACTTGCGATCTGCATTCCAGTCGCGCAGGATTTGGATAATACCTGAGCCTAAAAGGGCGACAATGACTGTGGTCCAATCAACGGAAATGTCCGCCATTGTGGTTCTTCCATCTCTTGAGACTCAATCACCCCTCACAACCCCAGCCGTCCTTGTTGCCATCGAGTCGATGCGGGTCAGGATTCGGCACGTTCCACAACACACGGATTGGCTTCTGTGACGCTGAGAAGTCCGAGCAGTTGAGATCCGGCGGTGGCGGCGGGATGCAGAAGTTCGGGTAGCTCGGATGGCACGCGCTCGACGGTGGTTTCGTCGGTGTCGCAGTGGGCTGCGCCGGCTGTGTTGGCGTCGCCGTTGGTTGTGCTGGCGGCTGCGTCGGCGTCGCATTGCATCCTGCCCACAATCCACGGCCGGCCGCCTGAGCCTCATTCTGCGCCGCTGCTAACTGCTGCGAGTGCGCGACGTCCGGCGGATAGGTACTGGCATAGGCGTAGCCGTTGCGCACAAGCCAGTCGTTCACAAAGAGGTCGCCAACGTAGACGTAGCGGAGTAGCCGGTCGTACCGGTCGGTGTTTGAGACGTCCTTCACCAGCCGGACTACTTTGCCCTCGATGAGCTGCTTGGTCGCGGCCGATGCCTCCGGCCCGTAGCAATCGACGCCGCCGTACACCTCGGGTGTGTCGATGCCGATCAGTCGGACGCGGTACACGGTCCCGTTAAGGTCAACATCGAACGTGTCGCCATCGACAACGCGCGTCACAACACCGTGCTCGCCGACCGGTGCAGGCTCGGCACCGGCATAGCGCCAGTCAAAGTAGTGCAGCCCGACGTTGCCAGCCTCGACCTGCCAGCCGACCGGGTTGCTCGATGTGTAGGTGAGGCACCGGCGCTCGAAGCACTGCCACAGAACATCCTTCTGTGCCCCGGCTACTTTCACAGTCAGCCAGTACGCCTCGGTGATCGGGAAGCCGGTTGCGTAGAACGGATTCGGGAAGAGCTTGTCAACGGCGCTGGAATCGCCCTGGCGGATCAAGCCCTCGGAGTTCATGAAGTCCCAGAAAACCGATGCCACGGTGTGATTCGTCTCAGGGACGTAGTACGCCGCCGTGACGCCGCTGCCGTGGTACGGATCGCCCATGCTCTCGTGACCAGCGCGAGTGATGTACCCCCAGATTAATTCGCCCACGGCGCGCGCCGGCCGGTTTCGCAAGTCGAACGTGGCGATGTCCGCGTAGGTGATGCTGGGGATCTGGGGCAGGATCTGGCCGTCAGTGTCACCTGCGACAGGAATTGCTGGCGGGTCGATCGTTTCGCCGTATTGACTATCGCCGATCTGGACCTGTCCACTGACCATCTCGGAGACCAGCAGGCCGTTGGTGACGTACCACAGGCCGTCATCGACCGCATCAGGATGCGTGATTTCCATGCGGGACTTGTCGAAGTATTGAACGGTGCGATTCTGGCCGGGCGACTGTGCGTACGGTTCGGGGATGGCGTCGGTAAACGCTTCCGGTCCCCACATCCATGTACGCGAGATTGCACCAGCTGCGACCGGCTGATCTGTCCGCGCCCACGTTCTCTGGAACGCATCGTTGGCTATTGGTGTTGCGGTGACACCAGGGATCGCTAGAGTCCCCAGCACGAGGCTGAGGAGCACGACGAGACGCATAGTCCGGCTGCGCATCGCCTACCTCCGAGTCATGAAATGAGTATTGGCGATACGGTACTACGACCGCCTAAGAGGCGCAAGTGTTTCTCCGCACGAATCGTTTCGCATATACTGCACCAGTCCACGCACCTCAGCTGGACAGCCTGTCTGCGTCTCCGTGCAGTCAGGCACGAGGGCCGGTTGTGCACGGCTGGCCCTCTCTATTTCCTCTTGACGATCCAGAACACATGTTCTATTCTCGAACCACACCGCCTCAGATCGAGCGGGGGACCGGCCTCCAGGACTGTCGTCGGGGCAGTGATGGAGGCCGGATCTATTTCCGGCTCTCTGAGGAGGCTCCCGCTATGCAGATCCCCGATGGTATTGAGGTGACGTCCACCGAACAGATCTCAGATCAGTTGCAGCGGATCCGTGTGCGAGCTGGCGGTCGTCGCTGGACGATCATTGTGAAGGCATACGAGGGTGTCAGTGCATCGTCTGCAGGCGGTCGTGCGTGGATCTCGCCAGATGGAACCGGCATGACTGTCGATCGGGCCATTCAGGCGGCGATGCAGAGTGTGTTGGCGATCGAAGCGGAGCGATCGCGATTGGCACGAAACTCAGAGTCCTTGGCTTAGTTGCAGATCATTCTCTCGGACTCACGCTTGATACCCACTTGCCTGGCAACGTCAACTAGTGACACGTCTACAAGCAGCCGCGGAGAGCCTTCATGGTTTGCAAACGCAAACCCCGAGAACTCTGGCCTGGTAGTGAGTTCTTCGATTGGTCCTCGTGCGACGCTTTCCTTGTAGTCGCGAATCCCATCTCGAATGTATTCGTGAAGTAGGTAGCGGTGAGCCAATATCCAAACGTAAAGACCACCCGGGGTATGAAGTCGCTTGACTGTCTCTTGACTCTCATCTTGGGGCATCACGCATGCTAGCTCATCAGCAGTTATCGTTATGTGGAACGCGGTTGTATCTGCGCCATCAGCCATGGGCGGCTCATACCAGTGTAGATTTGGAGTCCCTGTTCCCAAGTCGCCACGAGGCGCAAGTTCGCTGTCAGGAACAATGACTGACAAAGTCCACTCGTGGCTGCTCTGTGATAGATCCACAACTGGCCAGGTGTCAATACAGCGCCCATTGTCAGGATCAAGCACTCTAGGATGGGCTGCTGCGAATTCCTTCGTCCATTGGTAATACCAAGCGTTCGCGTGCCGACTAGCCTTTTGGACCCCACCAAACACACCGTGCATGATGTAAAGGTCTTGCTTGTGGGTCTTGATCTTCCAGATCGCGGACCGAACCTCGGGAGTGCCGACGGCAAACTTGTACTCTGATTTGCTGGATGACGGCAAGTGCGAACTCCACTGTCCATCTTCTTGTACTGAGGTGCCAATCGATTCTCTCATAAGTTCAGCTTCAGATGATCCAGAGCCGAATGCTCGCGTGCGGCTCTTACGAGATCAGCCTCGACGAGCTTCACGTACCGACGCGTCATCTCTAACGAGGTATGCCCGAGCATCATCTGAAGCTCGAACTCTCGCATGCCGGCGCGGATCGCTGATACTGCGGCTGTATGGCGGAACCGATGGGGGTGGCACGGATCCACGACGGCTGTCTCTCCAAGCAACCTGATGACCCGTTGCAGTCCCGAGCGCGTCAGTGACGTCCCTCGATAGCCAATGAAGAGTCCGCCAACCTCACCGCGAAACTGACGGTAGCGGAGCCAGTAGCGCCGCACCTGGCGACGTGCACGCGATCCGAGACGCAACTGCCGCGCTTTGTTCCCTTTGCCGGCAATTACCAGAAGATCACCCGTTGCGATGTCGTAGTGCGATACCTCGATCGCGCATAGTTCTGATGCTCGCAACCCCACGTCCAAGAGAACCGCAACGATGGCGCGATCGCGCTCCGCCCGGAAATCATCCGGTGCACTCCGGAGCGTCGCCGCCAGTCGTGCGAGCTCATCGTCATCAAACGGATCCGGCTGTTCGGCTGAGAACTTGGGAGCGCGCACCTTTGACATCGGCGTCTCGTCGAGATACTCCTGCTCCACGAGCCAGTTGTAGAACCGCGACAGGATCCGATGGTACGCATGGCGTGACCGAGCGGTCACGGGTTGATGCGACGGCGTGTGAGTAGACGGCGCATCCCACCTATCAGTTGTCGTCTGCAGATAGAGGAGAAACGCCCGAATCGTCGATGCAGTGTGGTCCGCCACATCGAGCGGCATCGATTCCTGTGAACACCACCAATGGTAGCGACGGAGCGCACGTTCGTAGTTGTAAATCGTTCGTGGCGACAGCTCTGCGAGCTGACAATCGTCGATAAACGCAGCGATCAACGTCGCGAGTTCATCGCGCGAAACGATGCGAAGAATGGGGACTGATGTCACTTTTCGAGCCCTCCTGGCGCTGGAGGGCGGCAGTTCGACGCGCGTTTTCCGCGTCTGGATGCGGATTCTGTTGGTCTAGAGCCCTTGTCGGGATTCGAACCCGAGACCTCTTTCTTACCAACTAAGGTGATTCGCCGACCTGCCGCGCTCTTCCGTTTCCCTATCTACAAGCCAAATCGCTACCTCGTGCGACCCTTCTTTCCAGCAAGAAGAATGAGGAGTGATGTCACATCCCATCCTGCCCTGGTCTTTGCCGTCGACACGGAACTGTCATCTCTTGGCCGCTCGATACCCGGCGGCTTCGGCGTCCGCGCCGGTTGCGAAGCACTCCTCGGGGATCGTCTTGTTGTATGCCTGCTGTCCGGGCCGGTGATAGATCCACTCGCCGCTGCTGCTGTGATTGCCCTTGATCGGGTGGCCGTCCGGGCAGGACGATCCCTGCGGCGGGGCGCTGCCACCACCAGTCGCAGGTGGTGGTTCCGGCGCGACCTGGACCGGCTCTGGCGTCGGTGTAGGCGGCGTCACCGGCACGCCGAAGTCACCGCAAGATCCCCACAGGCCGCGACCTGTGTCGCGTGCCTCACGCTGTGCGTTCAGGAACATATCAACATACCGGACATCAGGAGGGAACGTGGCGACCTGGGCGTATCCGCCGGCGATCAGCTCGAAGTTCAATATCCTCGTGCCGCCATCGTCCTGGACGAGCCACACGTAACGCAGCAGTCGGTCGTAACGATCTCGTTCTGAGACATCCTTCTCCAGATAGACGACACCACCAGCTCGCCGAATCATGTCCTCAGTGAACGCCGTGGCCTCAGCGCCGTAGCACATGACCGGCGAGTTCGGATCCTTCGTCTCGGGTGTGTCCACGAGGATCAATCGGACGCTCTCCGTCACACCGTTGTAGTTCACCTTGATCGTGTCGCCGTCAACGACAGAGACGACATCGAAGCGCTCTCCAGGTGGGCCAGTCGGTTCAGGCGTCTCTGTAGCCGGCACTTCCGTTGGCGGAGGCTCAGTCGCCGGAATCTCTGTCGGCGGGACATCGGTCGGAGCGGGCTGAGCGGCCACCAGTGGCGCGACGGCTGTCGTGTTCGATGATGACGTTGCAGTTGCTGCTGGGCGGCTTGTAGGCGCAGTTGGTACTGCTGTGGCGGTCGGTGCCGATACGGCTTGCTGCGCTGGTTGAGCGCGCCGCGGTGGTGGATTGCTGTCGCCGCCTCCGTATATCGACTGAGCAGAGATCGCTGAGATCGGCACGAACAGAATCGCGAGAATGAGCGCGAACCGCATTGGCGTCGCGGTCATGAACCGAGGCGCGCGCCGGAATGCGCGAGACGACATGAGACGAGTCACCCACTCTGGGCGCTTCCGAGCCGCCACGACCAACGCGATGAGAGCAGGAATCAGGACGGGCGCAAGCAAGCCTGACAAGTAGATCGCCGCAACAACTCCAACCAGCCAGAGCGTCGCAATTACCAGAATACGGACCAAGCTGCGCCTCCACTCCAGCACCTAGAAGGGAATTCTCTGCGTTCGCCTACCGATGTCCCTCAGATCAGGAACTGATCTACTGAAGCTTGGACATCTCATCGAAGAACCGGTCCAACATCTCTGAGTACTCATCGAAAAGAGCTTGAACCTCCGAGTCTGGCTTGTCAGCGAGGAACGCAATGAATCCGTTAATTGCAGCGTCCATCGCGCCCACCATGGCGTCTTTAGCTGGGACTGCGCATTCGGGCCAGTCAGCGTTCTGAATGTCTCTCCGGATCTCTTGGAGGCTCGCGATCTGTGACGCCAGCTGCATCCTCGGCGTGCTGTTTGCGAGATCGGCCGCGTCATCCCAGCGCTGGCCTTCTGTTCGCAAGAGGTCGTAGACCTTATTGCCGTCCTTTGTCGAGCATGCTGGTTCTGGAGTAGCAGTAGGTGTCGGTGCCGGAGTTGATGTCGGTTTGGGCGTTGCCGTTGGCAGTGGAGTTGGCGACGGCGTCGCGGTGAATTCTGGCGTGACAGTTGCTGCGTCACCAGCAGCACCCCCGCACCCGGCTACGACAACGCCTAACAGTGCCAGAATGATCACGATCCGCAACATTCCGAAGCCTCCTGCCTCCTAAATCGAAATCATTGTGTCTGCCCTACACTCGCTCTGCCGGTCACCCGTAATGCTGATCTTTGGCGTTTACCTCTTCACCACTACCGGACTATTCGGGATAGACAATCTGCTGGCCTAAAAAAGAGAGTCATGACTGTCCCAGACGGGAAACAGCCGTGCGAAATCGGACGTGCGCTTCTCCGTCTTGCGCTCCACGAGGTACCCCCACGGAACCTTGCTCCAATAGAGACTATTGAACGGGAACGCGATGATGTGACCGATCTCGTGCCACGCGCGCCGGGCGAGAATCGTTCCGACTCGCAGATCGCGGAGGAAGACGATTCGGTCCAGGTGGAAAGCTGCCGGTGCGTCAGTGCGCTCATGGACGATGATCGTGATGTCCCAGTCAGCGGCGAATCGTTCGTATTCATTCCATCTGTACGTGCCATAGAAGAGCCGAAACCGCTGCACCATCTCTGGAACAACCCACTGCCCCTCAATCATCACTCGCCTTTCGATTCCTCCATGCCCAGAAACTGCTTCGCCATCTCAATCATCGCTCGCTTCTGAGCTGACGTCAGACGGTGTTGATTGATCGCTGCGAACGATATCAATGGGTCGGACAGATCGATCGGAACATCTGGCACGGTCTCATACCCTGCCAGTTCCAGAACGTAGTTGGGGTGTACATCGAAGAGCCTTGCGATGCGGATGGCACTGTCCCGGCTGGGCCGATCTTTGCCATTCATCCATCTGCTGACCTGCGCAGGGTCAATTCCGACTGCACGGGCGAAATCCGCGCGAGTCCATTCATGAACCCGCAGCTGCTCCCACAACCACGCTCTCAATGATTCATTGCGTGCGCTCATGCGGCCATGATAGCGGGGTTTGCACAGATGTGTTGACAATGTGGAGCATCCTCCATATAATGTTGAGTATGGTCAACAAGGAGTCACGATGAAGAAGCCAGTCCAAACCCGAATCTTTGATGTCTTGGCCAGCCGCGGGCAGTCGGTAATGTGGTTCGCGTCGCAGATGGGCATTGAGCGCAGCCGCCTCTATCGCATCGAGTGGGGAGAGCGGCCGATGCCAGATGACTACCTGGATCGTGCAGCCCGTGTGCTCCAGCTGCCGCGCGAGATGTTGATTTTTTTGCCCTCGGAATTGCGCACACTCCACGATTCGAAGCGAGAGCGCAATAACTGCCATACGCGGGTGCCAGCATGACCGCGACGACTCACCTGCGCACCGTCTCGACGACCGTACACCCGCGTCGGCGCCCCAACATGTGGCGCACGCTCCGTCCCTACGCAGTCCGCGCTGGCTACACGACACAGGCGCAGCTGGCGCAGCAGCTCTGCATCACACGCGAGCATCTCTCTCGCATCTGTCGCGGCGCGGCGTGGTTCACCGAGCCAATGGAAGAGCACATCAGTCACCTGCTCCACCTCTCGCATGAGGAACGTAACGCAGCGTTCGGGTATCCGGGCAGCAAGCCCTCATCTATGTCAAGTCGATCAGCAATGTTAGGAGCGACTGGTACGGGCGGCGTGTTGGCGCGCGTCGCGTCTGGATGCGGATCTGTTGGTTTGGGGCGTTCTGCCCGGAGCGCCGAACGATGACCTCTGCATACTCCTCCCCTCACTCCACCCCATCCCTGGCCCCGCTGGTGCCGGATGCCCGCCTCTCGGGCGATCCGGCCCAGCACGCAGCGCCTCGTCTGGAGAGTCCGGCTCCAGGTGGGACGCTGCGTGCTGGGGGAATCGAACCCACCCCCAGTGAATCCCGTGAGGCTGCTGGCGGCGCGCAGATATCCCCACTGCATGCCGTCAGCGATCAGCCGGTCAGGCACCGAGTCTGTTGCGAGATTCCGTGTGTACTGCCGTCCCTGGCAACGTCTGGCCGGCTGATCGCTGACGTATCGGCGGATGTCAGATGCCGGATTGGGAATAGCGTCAGCGCTGTACCGCGACATGGAGGTGTCCCATGTAAGCGACCAAATCCAAAACGTAGTGCATTTGAGATGTCCCTTGGGTCTGGCGTCGCCCTCGCCTGCGACGCCAGCGATCAGCCCACGGTGAGAAATACCGGGTTGCCCGTCTCCTGGTCGCATCGAACGGGCCGTGGGCTGATCGCTGGCGGTGTTGGTCAGCATGGCGGCGCTCCTCTCTGCGAGACAGCGTCTCACGAGAGAGAGCGGCAGAAATTAATTCCCGGAATGGAGGGAACTATGGCGCGAGATGCCCGATTAGTGACAGGCGCGATCGACGAATGTGTCGATGTCGTGGTGGTGGCTCAGGATGTCCGACTGCGCACGATCGCGCGGCTCGCTGACGGTGTGCTGACAGCAGACGAGCGAGCAGCGCAACTGGCCGACATGGATCTACTGATCACTGAAGCGCACCAGGCTGCGCGCGCGGTCACAGAAGTTGATCTCGCTGAGCGGTGGGCGATGGCGGCAATGACTGGCCGCATATCAACACTGCTCGCTGAGGACATCGAGCAGTTCGGTTCAACGCTGCCAACGGCAATTCCAGCAGGAGAGCCGATCGGGCTGGACGTGGTGTGACGGCCGGGTGAGAGCCGGTCGTCACGAGTATCCGATGTGTGTACGGATGAGGAGATTCTAACAGATGAGCTTGAGTACCAGTACCACCCACACACAGATCCACGAAACGTACCCCGGACCTGAGGCTGAACCGGTCGAGGTTCGCGTCGCTGATGCAGATACCTGGTCGGCTGTGCGCACATTCGGACAGCAGATCGTTGCGTCGATCGACAAGCGCCGATCGACGCTGGATCACGTTCCTGGCATGGCCGTCTCAATGACTGCGTTCGTTGTGACATCGATCGACGCACCGGAACATCGCCAGGGCGTGGTTGTAGCTCGCGAGAGCGGCGGTCATGTCTTCACCATCTGCAGCTGCATGAGCGCGCTTCTGCACCGCCCATGCTGGCACGCCGCGCTGGCGCTGGACGAGATCGATGCCTGGCCAGCCGACATGCCGCTACGAGATACGCCTGATCGCGTGGTGGCGGTGCGCACCGTCCTCGGGGAGCACCACAACGCCAGCCGCTGGCACTACGTCGTCGGCGATCTGGGCGACTACATCTCGGTCATGGTCGCTGGACGCATGGCAGCTCCGGCGGTCGACGTTGCGATTCGTGACGCGCTGGATGCGCTCCGCTCGTACGGTGTCCGCTGCCGGAAGAGCCGCAATCGCCCGGTGGTCGAAGTCTCGATCACTGCGATGCAGGCGCTTGAGGCGGTGCGCTAATGACGTGCAACGAACTGGCTGTCTCCTACTCATTGTCTGACGCGACGCCAAACGGCATCACGGTTCAGATCGACAACCCCATGGTTGCTGAGACGATCGAGCACGTCGCTCGCGTGATGCGCGACTGCATGCCGTGGCCGCGCACAACAAACCATCTGGGCGTTGCGCTGACCGTCACCAACATGGCGCGTGAGCGTGTTCCTGTTGGCACTGCCAGTGTTTGGACGAGCGAGCGTGTCCAGTTGCTCCGGACGGGATGTCAGGGGCTGTCCGGGTTGTCTGCACACCTGTCCGAGTTCCTCGAAGAGTTCGGATTCGATCCGTCCCGTCTCGACGAGGTTACGCATCTGCTGAATCTCGCCGACGCGATGATCCAGCACGAGCGTCGTGCGGCGGAGGTGGCGTGATGGCGACGAAGACTCGTACGTGCCGCCTCTGCGACGGCGAGGGTTACATCTTGAACGACGGGGACACTCGCGATTGCCCGGCATGTTGCGGCGATGGTTATGAGTTCGCTGGCTACGTCTTCACTGCCGATTCGTGGCTGCACATTCCATCACAGGCGCGGTGGATCAACCCGAACCAAGTCGCGCAGATCTACGGAACGCTCACGTTCGGCGTGTCACAGATCACCGGCTACGCAATCCACTTCGATGACATCAACACCGATGTGCTCACCGTTGACGATCCCGACGACGTCGCCGCCGTCACGGCGTGGCTGGAGGCGCGGTCATGAGCGAGATCGAACGGCTTGCCGAGCGCAAAGACGAGCTGATGACGTTGATCGCCGCAGCCAACGAGCAAATCGAGTCCATTGAAGACGAGATCGAAACGCTTGAGTGGGACAAGGAGATTGCAGAGTCCACTTGTCGGACTCTGCAGAAGGAGTTAGACGAGATCGAGGCGAAGTCCGCCGAGCTGCTCAATGACTGGAACGTCGGTCTGCCAATCATTACTCCCGAGCAACGCATCGCCGCAGGGCAACTCCCACTGATCGGAGGGCTCCTGTGACTGACGACATCCTCATCGCTGAGGCACCGTCCCGCGATCGCTCTCTGCCTGTCCCGCCTGCCGACGTGACACGCTGGATGGCTGACGAGTACAGCCGTTCGAGCGCGGAGCGGCTCTACGGCGGTCACGGCGAGAGCCTGCCGCTCCCGCTCCCGGCCGTCAGTGGGGCATCAGGGCAGCCGCCGATCCCACCGTCGCGGCCACCGACGGCCGTCAACCCTGACCCACGACACAAGGGCGGCCTGATGGTGCCTGCTGAGTACGTGCTTGCTGAGGGCGGCATCGCAAACGGCAAGGCGCTGACGCATCACGCCATCCTGCGCAACCCGGAGGCCGCGCATGCGATCGGCCTGCTCGCAGATTCCCGACCGGCCACGCTCGACGGCGTGGTCGCCAGCATCCAGCGCATCCGAGCTGAAAACGAACAGATCGACGCGTTGATCGGACGCACGCCGGAGCCGCCAACGCCACCGGACCCTGCGCCGGAACCGCCGAGACCATCCACGCAGACAGCGCCACGCACGCTGCCGCGCGATCCGGTGGCGTTCACCGCCTGGACGATGACCGTCGTTGTCCTGATCTGGGCGGCCGTCCTGACCAGCATCACGGTCTGGGTCTACTGAGAGGACCGCACCAATGACTGAAGGATCGACGTTCGACCCGACCCGCTATCTGACGAAGGTGGGCGGCCGGGACTACTTAGAGGTGAAGTGGCGTCTCGTCTGGCTGCGCGCCCTCCATCCGGGCGCACGGGTGGTGACCAACCTGGTCGAGCACCGGCCGGGCGAGATGGCGGTGTTCGTTGCGACCGTGACGCTGCCGCCGACCGAGGTCGAGGAAACGGATCCGCTGACCGGCGAGATCGTGAAGCGCCAGTGGTCGCCGAGCGCAACCGGCTGGGGCAGCGAAGGCATCGACGACTTCGGCGACTACCTCGAAAAGGCCGAGACGAAGGCGCTGGGCCGTGCACTGGCGGCGCTGGGCTTCGGGACGCAGTTCTGCTGGGACTTCGAGTTCGGGGCCGATCAGCAGCGCGTCGTGGATGCGCCGACCGAGCTGCGCGGTGGCGACCGGCGCCCATCGTCAGGTGGGAACCGGATGGAGGCGACGCCGCGCCAGTTCAAGTACCTGCACGCCGTCGCGCGTGAGGTCGGGCTGTCGAATGAGGACATCGAAGCGCGATCACAACACGCGTTCGGGTGTGGCGTGGCCGAGCTGAACCGTCGCGACATCTCGCAGCTGATCGAACAGATTCAGGCCGAGCGCGGCGCGGCGAGTCTCGCGAACTAGGACGCAGGGGATGAGGGAGTAGCCGGGTGAAGTGGTTTCGCTTCTACACTGAAGTTCTGGATGATCCCAAGGTGCAGCTGCTGCCTGACCGGCTGTTCCGGTTGTGGGTGAATCTGCTGTGTCTCGCCAACGAAACCACGCCGCGCGGCACGCTCCCTGACCTGACCGCCATCGCGTTCCGGCTGCGGATCAGCGAACAGGACGCACAGGAGGCGCTCGACGAGTTCGGGCGTCGTGGGCTGATTGACATCGACGATGCCGGCACGTCATCGCCACACAACTGGGACTCCCGGCAGCGTCGATCTGACAGCTCTGCAGAGCGTGTAACGGCCTATCGCGAGCGCCAGCGCGCTACAGGTAACAGCACCAAAACCAACGAACCTGTTACCAGTAACGACACGTCCGACAGCATGAATCATGACGGTAACGCTACACGTAACGCACCTGTAACGTTACAGGTAACACCCCCAGATATAGAGACAGATACAGAACCAGATCCAGAGGAGAAGACCGGCGCTGCGCGCCCGGTGCCAGCCGAGGACACGCCATTTTCGGTGTTCGAGGCGCTGATGGATCTGGTTGGCGCGCCGGGGCGGAAGCCACCGTCTCCGGCCTGGAGAGACAAACAGCTCGGGATCGCCAAACGGCTGTTGGAGCAGGGCCACGGCACGGCGCAGGTGCGCAAGTGCATCGCTTTCATGCAATCGCAGTCCTGGCGCGGCAGTCCGATCGATCTCGGGCAGGTTGAGCGAGTGATCGACGCATGGGAGGTCTCAGGTGAACCAGAACGCGACACATCACGAGGCAGATCGACACGA